ATGCAAAGAAAAGACTTCAAATCTCGATTATTCAAGAAAAATATAAAAGCAGAAGATTTAGATTTTTGGTTTTATCTCTATGCGGAATCACTCTACAGATTACAACTAAATACAGAACTCAACTGTCCCTGCTCGGAATGCTGGGTTGAAAAGACAAGATATAATCACATATTAGATCAGATAGAAGCGGAAGGTCACGTCCCCCCTATTCACAAAAAAAATAAATGGACTGGCAAAGGCGATTGCGGAAGAACATTAGGTCCAGTAGCATAAAAAATAATTGCTCTTTCAATTCCGGGTTGGATTGCACCAATCCTCATCTCAATCGCAAATATTTTTTTAATCAGGTCACAAAATAAAGATTCGCCTCATGCTTCGGCTCACTATATTTTGCCCTTTGCAAACCCTTCGGGTTTATAAAAACCAACAAACTTTGAACTGACTAACCAAAGAACAGTTCGGTCGGGCTGTTTGCTGAAGCAGCAATGTTCAGCAAGTTTCAAAACTTTTAACATTCGCTCCGGTCTCGACTGTCAGCTTTTGCATTTAGCTTCAATCACTCATCCGCTCCATTCCATTTCGTCGACAGCTTCACTAATTTGTTTAAGTATTTCGTTCAGCAGTCACAGTTTTTAATTTCTAAAATTTTTGTTTGCGACTGCTTCACTTCAATCATATTATTTCGTTTCGCTGTCACTTCATTCCATTCCGCTACTTCGATTCATTCAGCTAAAAGCTATGTTTGCTAAATAATACTGCAAGGCAGTAATATTTTGATCGCAAACAAAAAGCTTGCTCGCCTTTGCTCATTAAGTTTTACAAACTTGCTTCACAAAATTTTGACAAATTTCCAGCCCTCTACTGTCCGTTTTTCCAGGAAATATTTTAGTGTTTTCTTGATATGTTATTGACTCAGTTAATCCTGGCATTGGACAGCCAGTATTACATAAGAAACTTTATTTAACAGGTTTAATCATTCTAACTTTTCCTTGTCTTTCTGTCTTCAGTCAAAATAAAGTTGGCTTATGTAAACTCGGCACTTAACCTAATCAGTTCATCATTCGTTTCGCTCAGGTGCAGGTCACTTCGTGTTACGCACCTTCGCTTTACTTGTATTGTGTAACTCTAAATAATCCGTTCTAATGCTTGCCCTGAGCCTGTCGAAGGGGCTTCAGGCTTCCACCCACCCACCCCCAGCCTTTCGCCATTTATTGTTGCAGATAATAATATGGTTATGTATTTTATTTCTGATTACCTTTTCTCAATAAATATTAGAGGTGTTGTTATGGCTAAATCATTCAAAGTAGCTCGGAGTGCAAGGACAGGTAAATTTGTTAAAAAATCTTATGCCAACAAACATAAAAGCACTACAGTTACTGAAACTATGAAGAGGTCTAAAAAAGGGAAGAAATAATTTTTCGCTTCCTTATCCAAGTCTTTGGGATTTTTGTAATTTCAGAGTACTTATCTCCTCTTCTTTGCGGGTTGTATTTTGATGCTATTAGTATGTATTCACTATTTTCTTCTACGATATAACCCGCTTGTTTAATTATCCATTCTTCAGTCTTTCCCCATTCAATAATTTCATCTAATTCTGTCCATCCATCGAATGATGTAATAGCATCACACCATTCTAATAATATTAATTTTACTTTACTTGATTTCAAAATCCCCTTCCCCCAAATTATATCTTTTCTTATAATATTCTTTGTTGAACTTAACCCCCATCTCACTTAACGTTTTGTCTCTCTCAACACTTTCCTCGATGATTGCTTCTTTCCTTGTTAGCTTGATTCTCGGTCTCTCAACATTTCCATAATTCAATTCGCAGAAATAATCAATCAACTTATTCAAAGATGATTCAACCAGTTTTTTATCACTCACTCCTAAATACCCAAGCATTTCTTTATGAATTTCACTCGCTTTATATGATCCAACTCCCTCAACTTCGGTTGTGAGTGTTACGGTAAGAACTGCTTTACTTATTTCCTTATTATGAAACGATACAAGGTTTTCATACAGTTGTCCTATTTCATATTTCGGACTCTCCTTAATGTCTATTCCTAAACTTTCCTCAAAGATTGTAATGTTATCTTTAACCATATCTTCAAGCTGTTCAAGGAACTCTTGTTTCTGTGGTTCAGTAAATGTATTCGGGTAGCGTCCTACAAGATAAGGCATTCCATAACGTTCCATCATTAACTGCCAAAATTCTATTCCACCTTTCTTTAATTGCACAGGCCAGTAACACCTGCTCAGTATTTTTTCACCATAAGGATTTGTGAATGTTGGTTTATGTTGTGTAAGTATGAATTTATAAGGCGGAAGTTTTTCCCCTTCTTCAAAAAAGTAGTAACCATTCTTATACTTTCTCATTCTCAGTTCATTTCTCTTATCGAATATGAACCACTCCTGCGGTTTGCCTATTAACTTTTTAGGTAACAGTATCTTTCCTTTTTTTTCCCATTCTATTTCCTGAACAACATATCCAAAAAATATTGCATCCATTATATCACCAATAATTTCACTAACCGGCAGCTTATTGTAGAAATTCTCAACATCTTTTTTGATAGCATTATTACCATTATAGTCTATCTGGTAATCCATCTGCATCACTTGCATTTTTCTTTGCTGAATAGTTGCCATCAGATGAGGATCTGTCAGCAAATCCCTATACACAGTGTAGTCGTTATTATTCTCAGTGAATATTGTATCCGGATCTGGCAGAACACTCATCATTTTTGCTGCAGCATCTTCAAACCTTGCCCTTGTTGCAATCTCAGTTGTTAATAACCCTGAACTATTCTTTATCCCCATTTCTACTGCCTCTTTTTATTAAACTTATGATATTTAGTTTTGATCGCTCCTCGTGGAATATGCTTTATGTTTCTATAATCCCCTGAAGATTTAGTTTTTTCATTCAGCAAAAACTGACTCATACTATCAACCGCATCATCAAATTCCCCATTCGGGAATTCCTCGCACTCATCGGTAAAACTTTTAAGCCAATGTTTGTTACTCGGTAATACAATTCTGCCAGCTTCAATCAATGGTGTTACAGCATTAACTCTCGCTATTTTATCCTGTTCAACTTTAATAGGTTTAATCGGTAGTCTTGTATTTCTTTGCAATTCTTGCAATAAGCTTTGTCCACTCGCTTTATCTTCAATTAAAATCTCATTTACCTTGTGCAGTTCATAAAGCTCAATTACTTTTTTCTTTAATTCCGGAAACTCAATTCTCCCCTTCCACATATCCAGAAGATAAAAAGCATTAACACCAACTAACCACGTAGTGCAAACTGAAAAATCATTCTCCTGATTTTTCTTAAATGCTGTATCCCACGATTGAACTTTCTTTAATACACGTTGCTCATAAAGTTTATTCTCATCTTCATAATATTGCCACCAATCGTGTTTAATAATTCCAGCAGTTTCAGCATCAACAAACTTTCCATAAATCTCTTGATCTCTTAACGCAGGTGAAATCTCTTTCACCAATTCATCAATCTCTTTCGGGTCCAGTAATGGATTATCGTAACTCGTAAAGTTAAATGCCTCCCATTCCTTCTTACTTCTTACTTCTTGCTTCTCACTTCTTTCATACAACTCATAAAACAAATGCTTCTCTTTTGTTCTTTTAACTGTCTTACCTTTCGGTGTCCCACCAATCAAAACTCTCGCTTTCTGGTCAAGTATCATTGGCAATATGGATTCGCTCCAAAGGTTTCTATTCTTGAGCACAATACCCGCTTCATTTATTACTATCAAAGCATATCCAAATCCCTCTATGTTTTCCGGGTTATCGGCACTTCTAAAATCACAAACGGAATTTCCAATTCTCAGGTCATTTCTATTACTCCGATACTTCCATAAATTTTTAGGTAAGCTTTTAAGTGTTGTAATGAAGTATCTCTCAACATATCTCTCAATGTTTCCGTAAACAGTGTCTACCCAAAGAACAGGCGTAACTCCAGCAAGCATCTCCTCAATTATGTAATTCGCAAATCCTCGAGTTAGTCCAAAACGTCTGCCTTTTGCAATAACCTTAAACCGTGCTCCACTCTCAAAGAATATCTTCTCCTGATTAGTATGGTACCCTATTTCAAGTTCCAAATTCCTCATACTGATTACTGTTTACTATTTACTGATTACCCTGTCACGGCGTAGTCCTACGAAGCCGGATTTCCAACCTGCTTCCGCTTGATCATAATTTGATAATCCCCTGTCTCAACTACCTTTTCGCTTTGATCCAGATACTGCTTCCCAAGCCAGATTAACATTGATACGTTACCCTGCATTGCAACTTCAATCTGTTTTCGCTTAAGCCTCTTTTTAAGTTCGCCCCTCCCTTTTATAAGAAAATTCTCAAACTTCCTTTTTAGGGTGGAATCATCATACCCAAGTACCTCTGCTATCTCTTTATTATTTAAGCCGTAAGCTGCAAGTTTCTCAACCTGTTTATCAGTAGGAATGTCCTTTTTTCCCCTCATTTTTAAGTCTCCCCTTAATATTTTAGGTAAAATACTATAAATAACTAAATTATTTAATATAATATACAAAATTATTTGCATATTTGAAAGTAAATGCTTATATTTATATTAATTACTTAGATTTACTTTATATATTACTTTAATTAATTAGTTACAGGGGAGATATAACTAATGAAATTTGAAATATTCAAGGCTGGCACTCATACCAGCGATAAGGGGATTTCCAAAGAATATACCCTCAATGATCTGAACTTCATTGCAAACTCATACAAACCAGAAGAAGACGAAGCACCGATAGTAATCGGTCATCCTGAAGATAATGATCCCGCCTTTGGTTGGATTAGTTCTCTATCTATTTCTGAGGAAGGTAATTTAATTGCAGAAGCACCTGACGATAAGCTTCATCCAGAATTTCTCACAGCCTTAAAAGAAGGCAGATACAAAAAGCGTAGCATATCTTTAACACCAGAAGGCAAACTTCGTCACGTAGGTTTTCTCGGCGCCTCTAAACCTGCTGTTAAAGGTTTATCCGATATTCAGTTCACTTCTCAATCTTCAGAAGTCTATGAATTTGAATTATCAGAAGAAAAAAATATTAAAAAAGAATCTATAGTACCAAAACCAGAAATTGATTCTTCAAAGTATTCCGAACTATCACAGGAAATAAATCAGCTCAAAGAATCAATTAACTCTATCCAGCAGAATTTTACTGAATCTGATTCCACGAAGACTATTATTGCAAAGCTTTCATCCCAGGTCAATTCCATTCAGGCAAAGTTATCAAATACTGATTTTGAATCGTTGCTTGAATCTAAAGTAAATGAAGGAACTCTTACACCTGCAATCAAAGATAAAGTTCTTGCAGTGTCTAATTTTGCTCAGGCTCAAAACTTTTCAGAGGATTTCTCCCCTGCTAAGTTTCAATCAGATTTTAATAGTCATCTTATCGCATTGGTCAATTCTTTTCCAAAGATAATTTACTATGAAAACTTCGCAGAAAAGCCTGAGGAAGAAAATCTTAAAGATGATTCGTTTCTCGGAATGGAAGTAGATTCAGAATCAAAACAATTACACAGCAAAGCTATTGCACTAATGAAAAAGGATAACATTACTTATTTGAATGCAGTCACCAAACTAATTCACTCTTAATTATGCATTCTACATTATAAATTTTACATTATTAAACAGGGGAAATTAAATGAGCACTCTTCAAAAAAAACGTGTCGTCGATCAGGTATTAACAAATATAGCTCGTGGTTTTACTAATGCTTCACACGTAGCCACAAAACTCTTTCCAATCGTTTCTGTTACAAAGGAAGGTGGAAAGATACCTCAGTTCACAAAAGAAGCATTCAAGATTTACAATACTGAAAGAGCAATCAGGGCTAAATCTAATCGTATAAATCCTGAAAGCCGGGAAACAATCGATTATGTTCTAACTGAACACGACTTGGAATATCCAATTGATTATCGTGAACTTGAGGAAGATATTCTTCCGCTCCGTCTTCACGCCACTACTGTTGTTACTGATGGTATTTCTTTAAGACTTGAAAAGCTTGCTGCCGATATTGTTCAGAATCTTGCAACTTATCCAACAGGTAATAAAGTTACACTTGCTGCAGGTGATAAATTTACTAACACATCCTCTAATCCATTTTTAATTTTTAGCACTGCAAAAGAAGCAGTCAGAAGTAAAATAGCTCAGCGTCCTAATGTTTGTGTTTTAGGTGCATCCGCTTACAGTGCTCTTAAAGAACATCCAGCAGTTTTAGATAGGATTAAATACACTCAAAGTGCTGTTGTTACTTCTGAGATTTTACGTCAGCTTCTCGATTTTGATGAACTCTATGTTGGTGATGCTGTTTATGCAAACGATGCAGGTGTATTCAGCGATATTTGGTCTGATAACGTTATACTTGCCTACGTTCCAAACGCAAGTAAAGATATTCCAAGATCATACTATGAGCCTGCTTTTGCTTACACTCTAAAGAAAAAAAATAATCCTGTTGTAGATTCATACACAGAAGGTGGTAAAGTTGAAATAGTTCGTAACACTGATATTTTCATTCCAAAAGTTGTTGGTTCCGATGCAGGTTATTTAATCAATGATACCAATGCATAAGGTTAGTCAATGAAATATAAAATTGATAAATCAGATTTGTTTATTAACAACAAACTTCACCCTGAGGGATCAGAAATAGAACTTACTTCTGAACAAACTGAAGGATTGGGATATTTTCTAATACCATTAAACAATAATTCTGAGCCGACCGAAGGGTGTCCTGAACTTGTTTCAGGTTCTGTCGAAGGGCAAAAAAAATCAAATACAAAAGGAAATAAAAAATGAAAACCGAACAACCTATTCTTATAACATCAATCCTTGCATCTGCTGATCTTTCTGCAAAGCAAAATCTTTTCATCGGTTTCGATGGTGCAGTCTGTGGTAATGGCATTAAACCGCTTGGTTCGCTTAATGCCAATACAAACCTCAGTGAAATGGCTCCTGTAGTTTGTCAAGGTATTGCACTTGTTTACTCAGGTGCTGCAATATCCGTAGGTGCCAAATTACAATCAAATGCAGCTGGTAAAGCAATTACTTACGCTTCAGGTGCAGTCGCCGGTTATGCTTTAGATGCTTCAACAGGTGCTGATGAACTCATTCGTGTTTTACTTTGTGGTCACTGAGCTGTTATGCTGAGCTTGTCGAAGTATTGTCGAAGTGTGGTCACTAAAATTTATAGAGGTTTATTATGGCTATTTTAACTCTGAATTTTACATCATCAGTTTTAACGCAGCAGCAATTGGATGCTGTTGCAGATTATATACTTGGCGAATATTGCCCTGATGGTTTTCCCGATGACTTTAACCCCTTTCTTTCTCATATCAAAGGCTGGTATATTTTTGGTTCTGCCAGTGGTCCCGGCTTTTTTGAATATCTTATTTCCATTGGCAGTTCTACTCCATCATTGAAAGAAAGAAATGACACAAAATTTAAGCTTCGCCTTGCGCTTTTATCTCAATAATTAAAAGGTAAATAATGGCAACTAAAACAATTGAAATTCGTCTTGAAATTTTTACTGATGAAGGTTGGATGCCTGTAATCGCAGTTGATAATCTAACTCGTGGGGTTATGATAGATTACATTGCAAAAGGAATTTTTGAAGATGAAATTAATCCTGGTCTGCAGATTAATACAAATACTTGTATTGCTCTTATTTCCTCTACTGAAGATTCAGCAACTTTTGAGGTCGTTGATGGCTGGGCTGAACCTTGTTTAAGAAACTCAATAGTAAAATAAAATTTTCAAAGGGGATAAAATGATTTTCAAAATATTTTTTTTCTTAATTGTATTTCTGCTTTCTTCTTTTACTCACGCTCAATGGTGGGTGACCGGTGGTAATGCTATTTGGCCTCACGGTAATGTATCTGTTACCAATGGTATCTTCAAAGCTTATAACTCTTATTCTGCTCTTGTTCAGGATAATGGCCTCAGCTTTTTCGGTAACTATCAAACTTCCCCAACCTTCTCATCTCCTCGCTGGGGTGGTGCTGTAAAAATATTTGAACAGTTAAATGAACCCATAAATAGTTTTATGACTCCCCTTTCTGTTTATGGTATCTACAAACAAAAAACTAATTCATCTGATTTATCAGAGTATGTTGGTTCACCTCGTGGTCTTCAGTTAAGGCTTGATACTCATCTGGATAATAAAAATCAACCTTCCGGTATTGCATCAGGTATTGAAATCGTACTATATCACTCCGGCAATTATACTCTTGGTACTTCTTTTGGCTTGCGTTTAATACATCAACTATTAGATACAGGCTCCGTATCAACACACTATGGGATATATTTAGATGCACCTTGGGGTACAAGCACAGGCAAGTTTCAAAATTATTACGCAATGTATTCTAAGCTTCATAGCACAGATTATATTGAAGGTCAGTATTATCACTTTTATGGTGAAGGTGATGCACCAAGTTTTTTCGGTGGTGCAATGATTCAAAAAGTTTATACTCCTGATGTTTCAAATCCTCCAACTCGTGCTGAGTTAGAAGCAGAATTTGGCACTGCAGAAGTTGCGGGTGCTGGCTATAACTTTTTCATTGATGATAACGCTGAAACTACTCGTTTCTTTCACGTTGTCAGTGACGGTACCAGATGGTGGGTTTTTACAGCTGCACAAGCTCCTTAAACAATGTTCTTAATTCAAAATATGTTTTTATGGATTTAATCGAACTAAGAAAAATAGCTTTACAGATAGCCAAAAAAATAACACCCAAAAACTCCGGTATTACAGGGTTGTTGGGTAATGCAGAGTACATTTTTAGGTGTATTCTTGAAGGAAATTTTTCACCCGAAATAGATAAACAGGATTAGTCATTGCAGGGCGTATTGTTCGCATTTATTAAATCGCTCTCAACAACAAGCCTTGTTTTTTCGTTATCTTCTTGATGTGTGCAAATACAATTTGCATTATTTTTTTCAAAGCAGGTTTGCTTATGATGGTTAGTAAATCGTTCTTTTAAATTGTCTGTTTGCCCGATATAAATAAAAGAGTGATTATAAGTTTCCTCTGATTTAATTCGTTTCGTTACTATATAAACAGCACCAACTTCGCTAAAATTTGTATCGAATGTGTAAACATTGAACGGGTATTCATTGCCACTTTTACCTTTAAAAGTAGCAGTTGCTAATTTTGTCAT